AATGGGGACTTTTCTGATTTTAATAACTATCTTACCCCCGAAAGGAATGACGCTTATCAGGTGTCACTAAATCCCCAACATCTATAATTTAGTGAGGGGATTTTTTTGTGCTTAAGAAAATATTAGTTACATTTGCCTTCCTACGAAATACAAACTTCAGTCACCCACCGAAAGGATAAATAAATAGAGGACGACTGTTGGAACAGGTACCTTGTATTTCGTAGCTTATGTTTGAGAGTTTACTTCCAATGACTCTCCTATTCGAAAAATTAGTGGAATTTCGTTTAGTTTCTTTTTGCCCACTTTTTCTTTAACTTAATGCGCATTTATTTTTAAATAATATATAATGAACAAGAACATAGAATACCTAATGACTGAAAAAGAAAGTGATAAAGTAGCCAAGACCATAGCTGAAGATACGTTTGCTGGATGGCTTGATGAATTGGAAGAGAAGGATCAGCCTCAAGCTTGTAGTATTGATAATCCAGACTGTGAGAATTGCGGAAGTTAAATAATTAACTATCTTTGGTATATGGAGAACCGAGAAAAGAAACCACCTAAGGGGAATGTTAAGTTCAACATAACCTTATCAGAAGAACAGAAGTTAGCTAAGGCTAATATTATTAGTCACCCATTCAATTTTATAGTTGGACAAGCAGGTAGTGGTAAAACATTACTAGCAGTGCAGGTGGCTTTAGATATGTTCTTTAAGAGGGAATATAATAAGGTTATTATTACACGCCCTACAGTAGCCACTGAAGATAATGGATTCCTTCCAGGAGATGAGAAGGAAAAGATGGAGCCTTGGCTTGTACCTATTATGTCTAATATGCGTAAGGTATATAACAAGCCTGACAAGATCCAGAAGATGGTGGACGAGGAAGAGATTGAACTTGTATCCCTAGGACACTTCCGTGGAAGAACCTTTGAGAATGCAGTGGTGATCATAGATGAATTCCAGAATCTAACTAGAGCTCAGTTCAGAATGGCCTTAGGTAGGTTAGGAAAGAGTTCTATAATGATATTCTGTGGAGATAATCAGCAGATTGACCTGAAGGATCCAAATTACTCTGCTATACATGAGGTATCTAAGATAAAAGACAGTAACTTTGTACATAAGGTAATCCTAGAGGATAACCATAGACATGAAGCTATCGATGATGTCCTTAAGAGACTTACAGGATATTGATAGAGTACCCAGTTTACCAAAAACTACCGCATGATATTTCAAGAGCTAAACAAGTTTAACAACATTGTTTTTAAAGACAGTGACCACACTTATAAATTGAACGGTGAAAGCCTAACCTCTGTAACTACCTTTATAGGTAAGTTTAAGAAACCCTTTGAAAAGGAGTTCTGGTCGTATAAGACCGCGCAGAAGGAAGGGGTATCACAGGAAGAGATATTAGCTAAGTGGGAATCGATCGCGTTGTACGCGACTAATAAAGGAAGCAAGTTACATAACTTTGCTGAAAATTACATCAACAATAAAATTATCGATAATGTTATATATGAGCCTATAGATACTAAGGCTTATGACAAGATCGAGTCCCATTTTTTAAAGTTCTATGAAGATACAAAGGACACCCTCATACCAATCATATCAGAATTGGTTGTTGGATCCCCCGAACTTGGGCTATGCGGTATGGTTGATCAACTATACTACTCCACTAAGCTAGACGCACTAGTAATATTTGACTGGAAGACAAACAAAGCGCTTAATAAGAAGAGTAGATTCCAGAATAAGATGCTAGGGCCATGTTCTCACTTAGATGAATGTGAAATGTCTACATACTCCCTACAATTATCCACATACAGATACATAATAGAGTACGTCACCAATCTTAAGTTTCATTCAACCTATATAGTATGGTTTAATGAGAAGAATGATTCGTATGAACTTGTACCTTGCGAAGATTATAGAAATTTAGTAAAAGAAATGCTAAGTTATAATTAATTTTATTATATTTGCAATATGAGTGAATATGAAAAAGACTTAAGAAAGATGTTCGACCTACCCGAAGAGGGTAAGTTGTGCGACGCGTGTATACGGAAGTTCACAAACAAGATGCTTATCAATAAGGCCTTAGAGATGAATGCTATCGCTCAGGCTAAGATAGGTACAGAGTCAAACTCTGAGGATAGGGCAGCAGCCTACTATGTAGCTAGACATGCTAAAGAAGCTATAGCGAACATAGATATAAAGTTTGCTGAGTCAACATTCCCAGAAATAGACTTGAACTCGTTACCTCCAGCAGCGTATTTAGGAGAGAAACTATGATAATACCTATACAATCAACCCTGAGAGGATTTCTTAGCGGATACCTCACTGTACTTAACCCAGTGTTAAAGCTGAAGGACAAGGAAGTGGAAGTATTAGCTGCATTCTTAATGGTTTGGTATCCTAATAAGGATCGAGAGGATATAGAGACCCTACTGTTCTCCACTAAGGTGAGAAAGATGGTACGTAAGTCTGTGGGGATCTCTGAAGCTTCCTTTAACAATCATATCACGTCACTTCGTAAGAAGAAGGTAATTCAAGGTAGACTTATTAACCCTTCTATATTATCCCACTTGAGGGAGGAAGATGTAGAGGTCACCTATAAATTGTCATGGACAAAATAGTAAAAGAACTTGCAAAGAAATATAAACTCACCGTATTTGAAGTTGAGCAAATAGTTAAGTCTCAATTTAGCTTTATAAAGAATGTTATAGAGGATGGAGATTTCAAATCTGTGAGATTAAAACATTTGGGGTTATTTACTGTAAAGAAGAATCGTTTAAAATACTATAAAGATGGAGGAAGAAGAAAAGAAGGGAGCGAAAGCGAAGATGTCTGAAATCCTTGACGGATGGAAGAATGTAGTATTCCCTAATGAGCATGTAGAAAAGATAGCAGAGGCTAGAGCAAACATCTGTGCTAGTTGTGAGTTTAACGTTAAGAGTAGATGCAAGAAGTGCGGCTGCCCTTTAATAGCAAAGACACGCTCAATGCAGTCCCACTGCCCTATTAAGAAGTGGTAGTAAATGTAGAGTTTAAGTTAGGCGAGGTAGTCTACTTAAGGACAGATACAGAGCAGCTACGAAGAATAGTAACAGAAGTCAATATCGCAGGAAACTCAATGGCGGATAGTGTATTGATGTATGAACTATCTCAAGGAGAGAATATTAGTAAGCACTATAGCTCAGAAATGGCTAGAAGGAGAGACGACACAATATCATTAGGAATGTAAACAGAAATTATGAAAGCACTTAAGTACACACCAATCGGGAGAACTATTGTAGTAGAGATCCCCGCAACAGAAGTTGAGACAACCTCTGGAATTATTAAATCTGAATCCATGGTTAAGGAAGAGCAGGATAACAAAAGCGGAGAAGCTTTAGTTGTTGCTATTGGAACCGAAGTAACAGAGATCAAAGTAGGAGATATTGTTATCCCTAAAGGTCAAGGCTTTATGGTTAAGATAGAGGACGTTGAATATTTCCAAATGGATATGTACAATGTACTTGGTATAGTAGGATGATATTAAACGGGTTTGACATAGAGGTTAACTTCTGGAGAGCTAACCCGCAATTGAAGGTCCCCCAGCCCTTTGCTGATATTCTGAGTAAGGATAAAAGTAAAGGTAAAAGCAAAAGCTCGCAGATAATGTGGGCTATTGCGCTTTTAGTGGACCCTGATTCCAAGTTTTCTAATATATCCCTCGGGAATAGAAAGAAGATGATAGCAGAGGATTACCTTAAGGACGATAAGTTTAAATGGGCAGAGGTCAAGGCAGCATGTCAGTATTACGAGAGTATGCTGATCACTCCCACTAAACGACAACTGTCTGTATGGAAGCAGAAGATGGACGAGAAGTCTATCTACTTAGCGGAACTTACCTATGAGGAGGATTCTACAACAATTGAAAAATTACTCTCCACCAATATCAAGTTATTCGAAGATTACGAAAGACTATTGAGAATGGTGGAAAAAGAGAAAGACGAAGGTGCCACTAAAGGTGGTGCAGTAGAGTCTGCCTCGGAGACTGGACTTATATGATAAATAGATTAAATTTTCTATTAGAGGAAATCCCTCAGTATCACCCTTCTAGCGAACAGTACTTGTTATTTTGGCGAGAACAAAAGCAGAGGTGTATTGAAGGTTATTGGGTTGGGGGCGTTTGGATGCCAGGCTCTCTGTACTTCTATGTGAATTTTTGGACTATACTACTGAATAAGTCAGCCCATTCTAAGACCAAGGAACCTGGAAAGCCGTTTCTTCGTGACTTGGAGTGGGATTTCTTTTATAACTGGACTGAGGCTAGAGGTTTCTCTGGATTCTCTGATGACAAGACATTTACTTGTGACAGGGAGTTTGAAGTCGCAGGAGTTGACGCAGCTGGTAGAGTATATATACCCGCGCGTGAGTATATGCGTAAAACCTTTTCTAAGAACATGGGTAAGCCTTTGTTTGAGAATGAGGCTAAGAATATGATGATGATGGGTAGTCGTGGTTTTGGTAAGTCCTACGGAGTTGCTGGTGGGGTTATCGGTCATGAGTTTATATTCGATGGGATGAAAGAATACGATCCTGCGTACATAACAAACCCTCCGTCTACAGAGATAGTAGCTGCAGCAGGTGATGCTAAATACTCAGCGGATATTCTAAATAAAACTAAGTTTGGTTTAGATAACCTTCCTGGGTACATAGAGTTAGAGGATAAGTTCTATCCCTCTCCATTCTCTAAGCAATACTCTGGATCTTGGATGTCTGGTAAAGAGGTTAAGGCTGAATACAAAAAGAAACTTGGGGGTACTTGGCAAACTAGAGGTAGTGGGTCCAAGATTAAGCACAGAACATTTAGAGATAACGCATTTGCTGCCAATGGTACGCGTCCCGCTGTAATGGTGATGGAGGAGATTGGTATGTTCTCTAATCTTAAAGCCGCACATGAAGCTTCGGTGGAATGTATGAAGAACGGTTCCTACAAGTTCGGTAGCTGTATGTACCTAGGTACTGGTGGTGATATGGAAGGTGGAGGTACTGTAGATGCAAGAGATATGTTCTACAATCCAGATGTCTACGACTTAATATCATTCGAAGATACTTGGGAAGATAAAGGGAAGATTTCCTATTTCGTTCCTGCGTATATGGGATTGAACCAATACAAGGATAAAAACGGATTTACAGACGAAGCTCCAGCTAAATTATACCTAGATAAATTTAGAGACAAATTACGCTCTGGGAAGAACTCTAGGAGCGCATTGAATGCAGAGCTCCAGAACAGACCTTTAAAGCCGTCAGAGGTCTTCCTAACGAAGACTGGGAACCATTTCCCTACTGCTGATCTTATGGATACTTTATCTAACCTAGATGTGGAGAATGCAGAGACTAATGTGGACTATATAGGTAAGTTATTTGTAACTACTACAGGAAAGATAGAATGGAAGCCAGACGCTAAACTGAAACCTATATACGATTACCCTTTAAGGATAAGTGACGAGATTGAGGGTTGTGTGATTATACATGAGATGCCTTACGAGAATGGCGAGGAAGAAATTCCTTATGGCATGTATGTTGCAGGGTGTGACCCTTATGATCATGATGAAGCTACTACAGCTTCTTTAGGGTCATTGATAGTACTAAACAAGCTCACCAATAGGATTGTGGCTGAATATACTGGTAGACCAGAGACAGCTAACCAATACTACGAAGTAGTAAGACGATTACTAAAGTTTTACAACGCTAAGTGTCTCTACGAGAACGAGCGAAAGGGTTTGTATCAATACTTAGAGCATAAACACGAAACTCATTTACTTCTGGATCAACCTGAGATAATAAAGGATGTTGTCCAGAACAGTAGAGTGAGTAGAGGTAAGGGTATGCACATGTCTAAGCCTTTGAAGAATTACGGAGAAGAACTTATAAAGATGTGGTTACTAGATAACTACGGACAGGACGAAAGTCTTATGAACCTACACAAGATACGAAGCCAAGGGCTACTAAAGGAGTTGATCGCATACAATGCTGACGACAACTTTGATAGGGTGATGGCCTTCATGATGGTTATGTATCATCTAGAGGAGGTTAAAAAGCACACAGTAGAAAAAGAAAAGAAAATAACAACCATATATGATCAGGGATTCTGGGATAAACCTCTATATAAGAGGGGTAAGCGTAGAGCCTTTTAGCTATA